TTTCCTTCTCTTCGGAAACAAGTAACACAAATAACATTGGCGCTCACCCGCCATAACTATATAAGTCAACCATTAATGAGGGTGACTCTCTCTTCCCATACTGAACGCATACGGTCTCGACTCGAAATCACTGTCGCAACAGCTGCATGGAAGGTGTCCAAATCCACATTCTGTGAGACACCATACCGCGTACGCACAGCCTCTGTCAAACCCACCAACTTGTCAGAATGCAAGTAGATACGACAGGCATCTCGATTACTAACAAACTTCTCATCCCAACGTGGGTCCTTGACGCTCACGGAAACGGCCCAACGCTGTGCCCGTTTAACTCCGTCAGGCACCGCATATACCTGTTGGCTCTCACAGTCCAGCAGGTAGAAATGCGATGCGAAATAGACGTAATTGTTCACAAAGAACTTCGCCGACAAGTTGAAAACCTGTGCAAGACTGTCCAGCGATTCACGACTCGCCACCACGCAGGAGCTACAAACGACTGAATCATCACCCATGAACACGGCCCATCGCACCACTGTACCGCGATACGCATAGCAGACACTCAACATGTTGAGGATCACGTTGCCCAACGCCGTTGTAGCGTCGCCCGACTTACGTTGCCACTCAACGTGTAATACCAATCCCAAAGATAACGCGCGAATGTTGCAACGTTCGTGCCCTCGCAGCCAACGTTCAAGAAGTTCATCATTGAACCCCAGCTGCTCAAACACATACGCTTCCAAGATAAACACAAACCGATCCTGTGACTTATCAAACTTGCCAAAATCATTCTCAAGGTATTTCAACCCTTCTTCCCCCCATGGATGATTTGCAGCAATAAATGCGGCCACATCCTTGACGTCCTTACGCAGTGTAGCCAACCACTCCGGCCGCAAAAGTGACATAAACCGTCTCGCAATCACTCGAAAGATCGAACTATAGAAAGCCGATAAGACTTTCTCATGGTAAACAATCACCTGTGGCGCGATTTGTTCATGTATCGGTTTGTCCGAAAGTGGAGGCTTGGCGTCAGATTTGAGCATTGCCAAGTACTGACCAACGTCATATTCCTCGAATGCTTTCCCCATAGCCTCCATTTCCTTTCGCATAGCGACCAGCGTGTCGGGCTTCGCCTTCTTAGTCCACTCCAAGAAGGATTCACTCTCCAACACCGTGACATCCTCACGCCAAGCTTCGATTCGACCACGCGCGTCAGGCACACACGCCATGTCAAGGAAGTTATTCCATACCTCCAGCACCATGGCACCTTCGTTCTGCACCATTGATATATTCGGAGCTGACAAATTGCGTGCCGTCAAAGCACTCAACGTCTCCGACAGAGTTTGTGTGCGTTTTTCAACATTGTAAGTTTTCAGCTTAGATTTGTACACCTCACGAACAGGCGGCAAACGATCCTGGAC